GGGTGCCGCGATCGCCGGTGTATTTCCTGATCCTGCAGATCCCGCAGATTTACCACCACCAGATCCACCATCTCTACCACCTGTTATCCCACGACCACCGCCACCACCGCCACCGGTTGCTGTGTAAGTTGTTCCACCTAATATTACTACTGAAGTACCACCATCTCCTCCTTGACCAGGTCCACTATTTACTCCACCCGATCCACCACCATTAATTGTTACTGGGACACTTGCTCCTCCACAAACTGGAATTGCTGAAAGACATGCATTGCAAAAACTTTTTAAAACTCCACCTGCTCCACCACCACCACCATAGTTACCGCCTCCACCACCTCCGGCAGCGACTGCTATAAAATCTACAGTTGATGTTGTTGGTTGAAGTGTATGACACCCTGTAGCATTTATTTGTGTTGTGAGAGTTGCGGGTTTTGCTGATACGGTATTTACAGGTCCAATTATTCCGCCGTTTCCTTGCGCCATAATTTAAACCTCCTACGCGTCGTCTAAGACTTCATATGTTATGAATAATTCTAAGTCTCCAGTTGCGCTTGCTCCACCTTTAAGTATATCACCCTCCATTAAATAAATAGGAGTATCTGAGACTACTAAAGAAGCATCTGCTGGTATTGAAATTGTTTTTGCTAAATATGTTGTTGCTGAAGCACCAGTTGGTGTTAAACCATTAGCTGCAGCTGTTCCCATGCCATCAACATATAAATTTAAATCTGCTGCATTTGTGCCGTCAACATTAGAGCAGACAATTCTGTTTATTTTTAATAATTTTTCTGCATCAACTGTTAATAAAGTTGCTGTTAAAGTATTGGATAAAGCCCAACCATAATTACCACCATAAATTGTTGAGACTGATACTATATTTGGATTTGCCATAATTTAATTCCTTTTGTTTTTTATCCGAAAATCATTGCCATTGCAATAGCTTTTCCTGTTGATATTCCTGCAGCTCCAAAGCTCACAGAGCCTGAACCATCAGTTATTAATGCTTGCCCATTTGTACCATCTGCAGCTGGTAAAGTATATGCAGGCTGGGCTGCTGCTGTTCCTGCTGATCCTCTAGTACTAACAAATCCGGCTGTACGAATATCCGTTCCATCTTTATAACACCATGTATTACCATATTTAGGAATAGTTATCCCTGTCTGACCCGTAACTTTAAAAGTTATAGTATCCGACCCTGTTCTAGTAGTTCCATCAATAATTAAAAAAGGTTTAAGAATATCAGCCGCTCCTCCTGGAGAAGAACCAGATCCTGCTTGATCAGCAATATCTAAAACTCTATTTGAACCTCCAGTAGTTCCAGTTAATTTAATAACCATAGCTCTACCATTATAAGTCCCTGTAGAGTTATCAGGTATAGTTAAAGTTCTATCCGTTGTCATTGCCACTTCAATGTACGTGAACATATCTCTAATGTAATTTAAATTGAGGTTGGTATTATCCCCCCAAGTACCAGCGTTTTCACCAGTAGTCATTAGGTTAAAACCAAATGCATTATAATTTGATGCCATAAATCTCCTAAGCTGCTTTTACTTCCGTATACGTAATATCTGTACCCGTAGATACACTACTATAAGATACAGGCGTCCCTGTGTCAACCTCATTATACGCAAATACTGTAGGTATGCCAGGATTAATAATAGCTCCCACTCCAGTAGGAAATACGTTAGCATTTCCTCTAAAAGCAAGACTACCTAAAGCAGTAGTTAAAGCTTGGCCAGTTACACCATACCCTGAAGATTGTCTTATAATACCAGTAGAAGAAGCTGCTGAAACTCCAGTAGGGAATACATGAGCATCTCCTATTTGAGTAGATTCATTTATACCTGTTGCTCCTACTACTCCTGTAGGGAATACATGAGCATCTCCCCTTAAAGTTAAAGAACCTATAGCTGTGGTAGCACCGGCACCAGTCGCATCTACTTGAGCAGGGCCTTCTACAATTGTATTGCCCATTTCTCCAGTTAATCCTAAACCAGTTAAAGAAATAGTAACGTCTGTTTTTGTTGCTACACTTCCAATAGCACTTTGAGCTGCTACACCAAATGGTACTTCAATATTTTTAGCTAAGTCTACATTGATTGGACCTACAGTCCAGCTCATAGAAAGACCAGTTAAAGAAACAGTAACATTGGTATTAGCCACTGCAGTTCCAATTGCTGTTGTTGCACTAACTCCGGTAACTGGAACATTTTTAACAAGTTCTATTCCAACAGATCCAATAGCGGTAGTAGCACCTACACCTGTTACAGTAGTGATAGCATCATCAGTACCACCCCATACTTGAGACCCCCAAGTATCTCTACCCCATCCAGTTAAATTAAAAGCTGATTCGTTTCCAACCGCAGTAGCTGCAGCCACACCTGTAACGGAAACACTAACGGATCCTTGATCTCCCCAGAGACCATCTCCCCACTTTAACGAGCCCCAAGTGTTCGCCATAAGGAACTACCTCCTTACGATATTCTTAGGATAGCTAATGTATCTGTGAAATTTGGAAATTGAATTGTGAAAGTTCCAGCAGTAGCAGTTTTATCTCCACCAAAATCTAAAACACAAACTGCTTTTTTAGATTCTGAGTTATTATAAATTAAAGCTCCTCTAGCTGTAATTGAAGCAGTTAACCAAGAAAGGTTAGTCCAATCAACAATTGCTGTATCGTTTGATAATTTATGAGTTTGTCCAGCAACAGCTAAAAGTTTTCCACCTGCTGAATATCCTGTACCACTTGTTTCACCACCAGTTAAATAATCTGTTGTAGATTTTCCAATTGCAGCACTATTAGTATATAGAGCTAAATAAAATTTATCACCTGATGTTTGAGTAAAATTGTGAGTTGCACTTAAAAGTTGATTTTTAAATGAATTACACACTGCGCTAGTTGTTATTGCCATAATAATCTCCTACTTAATCAGTCCTGCATCAGTTGTTGAAGGAGTGTTTAATGGGATTCTAATAGCTCCACTTGTATAATCACCTCTTCTACGTCTTCCTAATTGTTCAAGACCGAACTTATCTACCTCTTGTTTATATCTATTTTCATAATATGTCAACATATCCATTGGACCTTTTAAGAAGCCATAAGCTTCTATCAAACAAGCATAAAGCATACCATTAGGGAACTTCTGACTTAAGAAAGTCTGGGTATTAGTAGAACTTAATTGAGCAGGCATAATAGAATACTCTACTTCAATAGTATAAGTAGCATCTGGAGAAGGGGCAATTTTATAATAATTAGTATTATTACTCGCTCCTTGACCTGATTGAAACATAGCATAGTATCTAGGTTTCCCGGTATTAGCTACTTCATCTTGAGTATATTCATCTAACAAAGTTTGATCTACCTTTTGAAGATACCACATATCATTATTAGAATCAGTTAATTTAATAGCTCTAATAAAATCTTCATTACCAGGAGTATTATAAGTTCCTTGACCTACAATTAAAGTAGCTGTTTGATATTTTCTTTGAGCATCAGTTGCTACATCTCTATTAATTCTATTTTCAGCGGACATAATAAAATTATCTATAATAGATGATGTAAAAAGTGAGCTATCTACTTCAGTATAATCTCTAATTGCTGTTGTTAAAGTTGAATATGTATATCCTGCCATTATGCTTTTAAGGTAACTGGTCCTATAGAAACAGTTCCTCCTCCTTGTACATTACCAGTTGTAGCATTAGATCCACTAACTGTAAATTGATAATTATTATAAGTTTGAACATAAGTAGTCCCCCATTGAGAAATAACATGTCCTGCTGCTCTAGAAATTGTAGCTCCATTAATTCCATCAAAATTAGGAATATTAGCATATGTAGCTACTGGATTACTCGTTGTTCCTGTACCTGGTGATACTGTAGGAGGACCATAAAACCTATAGGTATCTCCCATAGTTCTGGAATGTCCTGGTTGATAAACTCTAATTACTGAAGTTCCAGCGGTTGTAGTAAAAAAAGGATTAAATTGTAATAAAGTAGTAGTCTCAAATTCCGTTCTAGCTGGTCTAGCTCTCATTAAAGCTTGAGGATCTCCTCCAGTAACTTTAATTTCTAATTGAGGAGACTTAGGTTCATATTCAGAAATATGGACCCATGCTCCTGTCCATTCTCTCACCATTTCTAAATAAGGAAATGCTTGACCGCTTCTATCTGAAATGGAAAGCGCATATTTCCCTTGGGCAAATCGCGCTGTCATTAGGATACCGCCGGATAATAAGTTTGAGGTGTAATAAATGAACTAGAAGCAGAACCATCTTCAGCTAAGGCTCTCGCTAATTCATCTTCATAATATAATTTTAATTCTTGTGTTTTTGCAGGATTAATTTTTTGACTTAAATAGAAAGCCAACCCTGAAACTAAACATGGGTAAAATCTATAAGGTACTTCTGGGTGATTAGCATACGGAGTACCTGTTGTTTGAGGGGCTCCTGTATCAGGAAAGGCGATTCCTGGATCTTCAATTCTTCTAACATAATAAATATTAAAAAATTTACCGGCTTGTGAAGAACCTGGTGTAATATAAGAAGTTAAAGTAGTTTTATTAATAAATCTTTGAATCCAAAATTGACTTGGAGTTCCTTGAGATTCTTTGTTTGTTAATGCTGCGTAAGTAGATCTATCAATTTTAGTTAATGTAATATCAGATTGATCAGTTGTACCATCATTAGTTCGGTAAGAAGCCGTTAAAATATCTGTAGCATTATAAATAAAAGTACTAGATGCATCTGATCTAGCTGGATTAGTAGTATCTGATCCTCGAGCGGCTGCACTTTTATAAATATCGTAAGTATTCTGTCCGCTATTTATATAAATATTAGTATTGGAAACTGTCCAAAAATGAAGACCTCTATTTCCCCATTCAGAAAATAAAATGTTCAAGGAAAAAAGAGCTGTTTTTAAGTTATAACCCGATGTCAATTGAACTTGACATCTTTCATAAGCCTCTTCAATACATTGTGTTATCGAAGGCTCAAACGCAACTGTTCCTGATGTTGCCATTTATCCTCCTAACCGTAAAAGAATGTAACTTCGTCAATAGTTGTTAAAGTGCATTTTCCACTTGTTTCACAACGAAGACCAGTTCCTGGAAATTGCATATATACAGTTCCAGTCCCTGAAGCAATCGTGCATAGACTAGTAGAATCATCTAAAATTTCTATAGATCCTGCACCTGCACTTCCATTATAGTAAAGTCCAAGTATTCTACACGGGCCAGCAAAAATCGTTCCCGCTCCAGATGAGGTAATGTTAGTACTTTTTATATCTACTGGGTATGTACTCATAATTTTTCTCCTATTCTGCGAGCTCCCGAAGGAGCTCACAAAGTTTATCTATTAAGTACTGAACAGGAAAGTTCCTGCAGTAGCTGTTGTATATTTTGATAGGTCA